AAATTGTAGTCATTTTGTCTCACTTGCTTAATTTACACGAGTTGCATTTTTTTCTTAACATTGAAGCCAACTGAAATAATTTATAAAATATTTCAAAAGGCATATTATTACACTGACAAATATATTCTATAACACCTTTGTCATATTTCCATTCTTTGTTATGATAAAAGAAAATATTTATTCTATTTCTATCTATTTTTTTAACAACATTCGGAAACATATACCAATGATTGTAAAAATGTTCAAAAGAAATAAAACAAGTATTTTGAAATATTTTTTTACAGAAATATGCACAAAACTTACAAATTAAACAATCGCCATCATAAAGTACATAATGGAGATTGTCAATGTAATTATCAATATGGTGATTTGTTGTCATCTGATAATATACCAGCTATTTCAGTAGTAGACTTACCTTTCTTCCAGTAACCATTTGATGTGGGATCATTCTTGTATATATCTGGTCCCAAATTAAAAGAATTGAAAACTCTTTTCATATCACCACCACAAGAACATTTATTATCCAAAATTTCATTCTTGCACCGAGAACTATATTCAGTCAATGACATAAGTTCTTCATTGTTCTTTTCACAATTTGTACATTTAAATTCGTAAAATGGCATAATTAATTACCCAAAAACCTTCTCACAAAATTCTTCAGCTTTCTTTTTCAAATCTTCCAAAGTTCCATAATTATCAATCATATAATCAAATTTATTATATTCATCCAAAGCAACTTCAGAAAAATGTTCAGAATTAACTAAATTTTTCTTATCAGTTCTATTTACACGCACTGTAACCAAAGGACACATCAAATCAGAAAAATAATTAATTTCATTTGGGAATCTAACATCAGTAACAATGTATGCACCGTTCGTTATTTCTTTATTAGAAACATATTCACACCACCTATCAAATACTTGTTTAACCCACCAGTTATCATCTACACGGTTTCTAAAAATTTCTGTACCGTATATCTGAAGCAACAGCCTACCATATGCAGATTTGTTTTCATAAAAATCATCTTTCTTAACATTCATCCAAGAAAATTGATCTCTAAGTTCCTTTGGTAGTTTCCAATATTGTTGATAAATGAAAGTATGAAGAGCATAAAAATCTTCCCATACACCATCCTTCAAATCACTTGCAAACAAATCAAAAACTACATTATATCGGTCCTTTATAATTTCATTTACCATATCAGCGAAGGCATTCTTTCCACTCCTCATTTTTCCTGAAATCAATACAAGTTTCTTCATATTTTCCTCAATTCATCTAATGTTTTTGTATTTGTAAGTTTATCGCCATTCATAACAAAACTAGAAACATAACTATCTGAATTCTTTGGGCATGTTCTAGTTCTTATATAATAGTTTTTACCATTTATTATATATCTTGTTATATATAATTCAATTATATAATAACCATTTTGAGATTTTTTAGAACTTAATATAAAAAAAGGTTCTTTTGATTCTTTGAAATATTCTTTAAGTTTATTTTTATAATCTTCAAAAGTTCCATAATAAGTAGAATTTATATCTCCGAATAGTTTATACATAGGAAATTTAGTGCTACCAAAAACCGTATATGCCCAAATCTCTACCAACGTTTCTAAACATTTCCCAAAGTTATAATTATTAAAACTATCTATCAATTGGTTTTTGTAAAAATTATTCAACATTGCCAAGGTCATGCAATTGGATATTGTCATTCTTTCAAAAGTAAAACCTTCACCACAGTTCAAAGATTCTACACAACCAACACATTCAAATTTGTCTTTCAAGTTTTCTAATTGATTATTAAATTCTTTTACTTTATCTTTGTTTTCCTTAAAAAGATTTTCATAATAATTTCTTCTATTAAACTTTGAAAGTTCTTCCATTTTTCCTACCATTGCACCAACAACAGCATCAGAATTCTTTTTAAGAGATATTTGAATAAACTTACATGTTTTCAAACAAACTACACCATTGTTAATCTCAAAATCGCCTTCAAGTTCTTCTATAAGTTTATTCAGAGATTCACCAGAGTAAAGGTATATATCGGCTGTACTTATCTTAGAACCTTTATTATCTTTATTTTTAATTAATTTTACATTATTATAAACTATCTTGTATTCTCCAAGTTCTTTAAAAGATTCTTTAAAAGTTTCCTTGAAAGAATTAACATTACTATAAACAGTTTTAATATATTTTTCTATAGAATCATCTTTCCATTTATTTTTAATTTCTTCCCATTTGTCTATGGAATTTATTTCATAACAATTATCAGCAATTTCTACATAATTCGAAATATCAGATTCATTTTTTAATAGGAATGATATAGCGATTGGCAGTTCAAGTTCTTCTGTAGATTTTTTTCTAACCCATGAAACATTTTTATTTGTTACACCAGATCGTATTATAAAAAATCTATTATCGTATTCAAAAACGTATTTTGAGTTGTTTGAGTTTTGTATATCTTTTTCTATTGTATAATTATTTTTATACAAACCTCTATTAATAAAAGTTGGAACAAAACCAAGATACTCAAATATCTTGTTATATAGAGTAGAGTTTTTCTTTATCTTGACTTCTTCTCCTATATGTGTTATTCTTCCAAGTGTAGCCATAATCATTTAACAAAACTTTTTAAAGTCTTTTAATTTTTAAACAAAACTTTTAATTAATTTTTAAAAAGCTAATCTTTTATAAAAATACTCTGAACGACCAGTAGAATTAATTACATACGGTATATACAAATCCAAAGTAGAACCATCAGAATATGCAGTTACTTCTACAGAGGCTTTGTTTATAGTAATACGTTGTTCATATTTAGCGACTATATCAAGTGCATTGCTAATGACTTCGGAAATATATGTAGAGTCATTTTCAAAAATTCCAATATTCAAACCCGCACCAAAACCAATATTAAATGGTATAGTTCCTGGATTAGTTAGCAAAATGTTCAAAATTGAAGCATTGATAGCATCTTCATTGTAACATTCTAAACTTCCATCATTCTTAGAAGATAAATCGGTATATTTCTTTTCTTCTATATAATCTGAATATTGTATTACCATGTTATTATTTACTTGGAAGTTCTTACAACCGTTCCTTCCTTAACTTCCTTCCTTGTAACACTATTATCGGATTTGACTATTGGTTTATTGACTTTCAAATTCATTTTAATATTCACATTAGGAAAAACATTGCTATTATTTAACAATGAATTTACGGGAAAGGTTTTAGAATCATCTATAAGTTTCACATATTCATCTAAAGTATCATTGACATTTTGAGATAGCGGAGAAAAGTAAGTAGTCCCACCACCAAAAGAAAAATCCAAATCATCAAATAACCATTCATCGTAACTTATATAATTTCCATATTCATCAACTTTTATACTGGAAGCATCGTATTCTTTTTCTTCTATGTTTGTATATTCTTTCTTTTTTGCGACCGTAGATTTATTGATTATATAGTTATTATTATTTCGTTCTTCGTCTATATCTACAAGTTTTCCAGATGGACCTACAGATAAAACAACATCTTCATAAATTTCTTTTGAAGAATTTTCCCAATCAAAAGATGAATTAATATCTGGATATTTGTCAGCATAAACAAAATATTCTACACCATCGAATAAAATATTATAGTCATATATCATTGTTTACAATTTCTAAAAAGTGCGTATTGTGTTTGATAAGTATTTGTTCCAACCAATTGATGAATCATACCACCAAGAAAATATTTACCAGAATAGTTTGTAGACATTTGACCAGCTTTTGCTTTTGCTACAGGTATATTAATTTCACATACATCGCCAAGTTCCACATCATAATTAGGAACAGTAGAAAAAGTTAACATAGTGGAAAAAAACAACTTTTCCAGATATGCTTTCCTAGATAAATTTACTTGATAATTTTGATATGTATTATCATAACCCCTAGGAACAAATTCATTATTCACAAAGTTCGTATTGTTTCTAGACACAAAAGGATTATTAATTAGAAAATTCATAGAAGAAGAATTTTCATAAAAATTATCTTGTGTAACTTCACCATTTTCATCGTAAGAAACTATACTATCATAATTATCAGGATCAGAAGAAACATATCCAGAATAATCCCTCAGTTTATAATTACCAAAATAATTTATACTTGTCTGGTCATTAAATGGCATAGGAACATTTGTATGTTCAAACTTTATAGTCTTGTTAGTTGAAGTGCTGTTCTTTACGGATATATAATTAGCCAAGCCTTTTCTATCTACATAGGTATATAAAAGGTCATCATCAGAAATATAAGCCCTATCACACACATGTTTAATAAAGTTTAAATCATTCTGTGAACATTGCAACCAAGTCATATTATCATTGGTCTTTTCAATAAATTTATTAAGTTTAAAATTATTCCTAGAATAAACACTTGAAAGAACTTCAGTAGAAATAATTTTAGAATATGAAGCTGTTCTAAAATCTATCAATGCTTCTTTTGGACAAGATATGGCATTAACTTGAACTATTTTTACAGGAATACCAGCAGACATACTTTCAAAGTCTACAGTAGTTACTACAAAATCAAGTTTAACATTTGCCTTAGAAATATTATCATAAGACATAGTTAAAGAAACTTTATCAAATCTTTTTATAGGACTTATTTCAATCAAATTAAACACATCACTAAACATCAATTCCATTCTAGGAAATACATCAAAAATCCATTCACGAACCACCAATGCCTGTATATTATTCATCGGTATCTGAATTTCATTGATTTTCAAAACTATATTAGAAGGCTTAAATGTAGATAGTAATGTAGACATTAAGAATATTTAGACTGACCAAACTAGGAAAGATGAAATATTACCAGAGAACATCCCATAACTTGAACTACCAGATGATGGAAGCGGTGTAACTATATTGGTATTAAAAGCCTTTTCTAAACATTCTGAAACTATATTCCATTGTGCTGATTGAAAGGATTCTATATCTACTGACCAATCATTTTTAGCATCTATTCTCATTTGACAGATTTTACCCCATTCTTTAATACCTACAAAATTAGGGATCACTCTTGGAGTAGGAGGAATATACGATAAAACCATATTGGAATTGTTGTACACCAAATATACCCCATTATATATTTCTGTACTTTCAGCTTTACCGTTTTTCAACCATTCATCAATAGCATTAAAAACATTTTCAAAATACTTAGAAGATGAATTTCCTTCTTCGCTATCATTTGTAATTTCTATTCTATAACTATCACACCTTTCCATCCAGCTATCAAAATATCTAACAGCTTGGGGTTTTGAAGCTATAAAAGATTTATGATATATAACTCTATTTTCAAGTATCTCCCCAATAAACTTTGGACCACCAACATATTTTATAATCTCTATATATTGTTTCCATGTTGTAGTTTCACTTGGAGCAGAAACACCATAATTTTCTTTTATAGTTTTTTTAATTATTTTCTCACCATATTCAATACCACAACAAACAACAGTATCGAATAACAAATCAGCAGTATCTTGATCTATTAAATCACCAAAATAAAAATTATCCCAATACTTTTCTTTATATATAAGTTTAGCAATACTTTTAGTTATACTTTTAATATTTTTTATATTATACTTTTCCAATATTTCAGAATCAAATTTAAAAGTTAAACCATAATTTCTTTCATATGCTGGATCTAAAGGATCATATATATACTCACCTTCAAATTCCATAGTCCTTTCAAAAGACTTTTCAAATAAAACTGTACCTATTTTATCGGAATTACTTTTTATGTTAAGTTCTCTACCATTTGTATATGTTTCAAGTAGCAATTCCAAATTATCCTTAGTAGGAACAACCCATTTATAATTGGTTTTATCTTGTACAACTGAAACATTTGTAGTTCCAGTAGAAGCAACACCATTAGTAAAAGATTTTATATCTACTTTATTTTTTACAGTATCGTAAACATGTTCAGCTATCTTTGTTAAGAACTTTTTTACATTTTGTTTCGCATAATCTCCTTTTTCATCTGGATCAAATTGTGATAAGGAATAACAACCGCAATCGCCAGCAGGGCCAACAGCAACATAATTGTTTTTATTTGTAGCTCCTATAAACCCAGAATTCATATAAGACAATGCTTCTTGCACATTTGTTTGTGTTGGAACGGGTACTACTTCATTCACCAAATCGGTTTTAAAAGTAAACCTTATAATAATATTCAAAGAATTTCCAACATTTACAAGATTTGCTAATATTGTCCACAAAACAGCTTCAGCACTAGCAGCCGAAGATATTCTAGTATTTTTTGTTGTTCTTTCAAAACCAACAAGAATACACCCTTCCGTCCACTTATGAGAAGTTCCAGCATGAATTCTTACACCTTCAAAATTAGGTACTCCATTTATAGCTGGACAACCTCTACCAAACTTAGGAGAATTGACAAGAGTTACCACATAAGTTCCAGTAGGTATACATGTCGCTTTTTTTATCTTTACCTTTCTAGGTAAATCTTCTAATGTATAACAAGCGAATATAGCAGAGCCATCAGGATTTTCAGAACAATAATCAGAAATTCTAGAATCGTCATTTATAGAAATATTCCCAACACCAAGAGAAGTTTTATATTTTTGAAACTTTGCTACTTGAGTTTGACTCAACATTATCTTACGATTTTTTATAGATTGATAAGAAATTTGTGGAATGTTTATATATAACTTTCCATAAGTGGCTTCACCAGCAATACCTTCCCTATCTACTATAATACTAATTAATGACATATATTACAATTTCCTAATATATTCTTTCACTCTCAATTCTAACTTCCTTGGCATTTCAACAAGATTCAAAACTTCTTCCAAACCAAAAGGAGTTTTCATTATTTCAATCAACGTTTCTTCATCTACACCATATATGTCAGTTATCTTTTTGAAAATATCTTCAATTGACATATTCAAATCCCAATCAAAACTTTCCAAATCAAACATTTTAATAACTTCTTCTATATCATATTCTTTTATTTTCTGGGAATTATCACCATATTTGAAATTATATATTTTGGAGATGTTTTTTACAGGGATATAACCGATAAACATAGCTTGCGGTTCTATCGCATTATCTAACATATAAGACGTATATTTTCTAAAACTTGTTGGATATTTATCTTCCAAATATTTTTGAAACTCTTTATTACTTCTAGTTTCTTTCGAAGACCCATATCTAGATGTTGGAAACAAATCTCTACCATAACATTCAAACTGTATAATCCAATTTCCAAATTTTTTAGCAGTTTCTAAATTGTCGGTAACATACAAACCACGTTCTTTTCCCTGGTTATACAATCTATAATGAACTTTGGTAGCATCAATTCCACCAAATAACATTTTTTTAAGACTATTTTCGTTTGTACCGTGATGAACAACTATTTTGGTATCGGGTTTCAAAGTCCTTGTAGTGTCAGAACCCTCAACCAAGGAATTGAAATATTTTAAATTATACATGAAAAAAACCTCTCAGTTATATTTACCGAGAGGCCAAACAAGGAGAAATGTTTATTTATTTTTAATCCGAAGCAACCATTCCAGAACTCATAGCAGAATTAAGTAAAAGTTCCCATTCTGGATCATTCTCAAATGCTTGATAATATTTACAAGCATTTATATAAGTCCTAAAAGAAAAATCCCCAACTCTAGGCTTCCAATTTGAATTTTCTTGAAACTTCTTTTCAAAGAACATTACCATCTGCTTTTGAATAGGTTTTGGTATATCTACATCAATACCTGTTTCGGAAGACTCAACAGCACTCTTAATCTTCTTAAAAATTTCAGGTCCAGCAGAGATAACAGAAATAGTTGGCACACGGTTTACAATAGTAGGATCAATCGCCCCAAGAGGAAGATTTGTAATTGCTATAAACTGTCCATCAAAAACCACATTCTTGGGGACTTTACCATCATCCAAAACTCTCTTAATTTCAGCATCATCGTCTGGGTTAACAAATACAGCAGTCTTAGTGTAATAAGAAACATCTCTGCGCTTTTTAGAATCCAACATAGCCTTCATCAAATTTTTGCCATCAGAAGATTTAAACATGGAATCACAGTCATCGAAAATTATAAGTCCATGACGATTTCTACAAATTTCTTCATAAAAAGATGCCGTGGTTATAGATCCTTTTACCTTAGTATAATCACCAACATATTCAGTTTCAGCAGTTTCTACGTTTTCCTCTTCACCATCTTCATTTTTTATAGTTTCGGTCTTTTTGATAACTTTTAGAGTAAGAGGTTTCAAACCTTTTTCTTCAATTTTATTTTCTAGGGTTTGGGATTTACCAACACCAGGAGGACCAGAAATTATCATACCATACATCTTTTTATTAAGCACGGCATCTATAAAATAATTCATAGTCTTATAAGCTATTCTTATATCATCGTCACTAATTGGTTTACTTTCAAAAGAATTTTGTTCAGTAGTATTAATTGCTGAAACCGAAGGCCCATTTTTAGTGACTCTGACTTTTTGAAGTGGTACACCAGTTTCAGTCTCCATCTTTTTTCTAACAATTGAAATATTTGGAGCTGCTACACCAAGAGCTTTTGAAATCTCGGGATTAGACATACCTTTACTAATCAAATACTTGATAGCATCGGTCTTAGTAGCGAAATATTGTCCATCATATTCAACGGATACTGTTCGCGCTTCTTTCAAAAAACTTTCTGTTTTAACTTCATTTTCAGGATCAGAATTTGGATCTACATAATAATTAAATTCTTCACCATATTCTTCACCAGAAAGCAAACCAACAATAAGAAGTTTACAAGCTCTAACAAATTGAGTCAACTTCATTCCCGTTGCTTCAATATAATACTTAGGCTTTCCAGATGGTTCTAGCAAAGCACCATCAAAAATAGATACAGACTTTATACTGTCATTTTTCAAAGCCACCACAAATGTAAACTTCTTGTCTATAATAAATTGCATATAAACATTCTTAGTTCCACCTATAGAAGCGACACCAGAACCTATATACTTAATATCCTTACCAATAGCAGCAGAAAGTATTGTAACTACACGAGAAGCAACAGAAAACAAAGTTTGCTTCTCCTCTGCTTCCCTCAATATAAAATTCTTGAAACCCATAATACCTCTAACTAAATTCTTTTTAATTATTTAGGTTGTTACATTCAAAATATAATTTTTAATCTAAAACTAAAAAACCTTAACAAATTAGTGTCAAGGTTTTGTTTAATATATTTAATTCACTTTCCAAATATTTTTTCAGCATCAATATCTGGAAAATGTTTCATTGTAAGTTCTTTAATAACACCTTTAATTATACTCATATTATTATCAAAATCTTTTTGATTTTCATAATCAGTTGTGTCATAATATATACTTACTTTACCACAACAAGGACATATGAAGTTTTCTTCTGGAATATCTTCAATTTCGTTAAACCAAGTTGTCAACCCACAATGAGGACAATTCAATTCTAATACAGGACGAGTTTTATATACATCATTTTCAATATGAGTTTTACCATTAAAAAATCTTACAACATCAGAATGAGCATCGACCATTTCCGATAGCTCTTCTCTTGTACATTCTGAAATCTTTTTACCATTAGGCAAAATATCAACATAAGTATAAGAATCACAACTTCCAAAAACTTTCATGTATTGTTGCATTACCGTCAAATGATGAACAAGGCTAAGTTTGCTTCGGAAAACTAATGGTATATAATAATCAGAAAATGTATATAATTTCTCCAAAATTACCTCAATTGATTTCTTTCAATATATTTTACAATTTCTTCTATATCCTTTTCTTCAAGAACTTCCAAGTAACTTTCTTGATCATTATAGCCAGTTTCAAAAAATATACTTATAGATTCTTTTACTGTATTATCTTTTTTCTTGATTGATAAACCTTCTTTACCATAAGCAATATAAGGTTTTTTAATCATTTTTACAAGAGACTTACAAAATTCATAATGCATATTTTTTGGAAGTTCACCAACAATATTCAATTTGTTAAGTGCAGGAACTAATCTAATGTCAGTAGATAAAATACGAGAAATGAGAAAAGGTTGATATTCCTTTTCCCATTCCGATTCATTATAATCTACTCCTTTTTGCATATTTGAAATAAAATCAAAAGGAGACATATTACTCATTTCTTTTGCCTTACTTTTATAGGAAACTTTTCAAATTTATATTTATCTATAAAATGTTGTCTAGACTTCAAAAAACTTGGAGATACTGGACTATCACCTTCCGAATAATGTTCAACCATAATATTAAGAACAAACACTCTAAGATTTTTATTAGCCAAATCTATACAAGTATCAAGATCGTAGAAATGATAACCACCATAACTTTCATCAAACTTTATGTTATCAATATGTTTAACAGGAACGAACATAGCAAGTCCATCAACAGAAAGAACTTGAGAAACCGTATTCATTTCTGCTGTCTTTGCTTGATTTGGAGGTCTATTAGAGTTCTTGTAATACTGTACAATAGTTCCTTTGGTGTATTCCATCTTTTCCCACCAAAAACAACCTTCACCAATTGCAAGAGTTCCTATTACACCAGCCAAAGCTACATCTTCATAATGTGTTTCATATTCATTAAAAAACATTTCAAGTTTCTTTTCAAAATATTTGTCAACTATCTTAATATCATCATGAACAAAACATATTATATCTTTATCAGTTCTGTTGGGCAATTTTTTATAATTCAAAATACCTTTATTATACTTTTCTGCAATACTCCCATCACCACCAACAACAATAGAAATTGCATTCTCTGGAATTGATGGTCTGAGATATTGCTGGTATTTCGTATCATCTTTACCAGCTATGGCAGTTATAAAACAAATCATTACTCTCCCTCGTTCTCAACATATTTTTCTAAAGTTTTCTTAAATTCTTCTAGTTGCTTATCAAACATTTCACCAGTAGATTCAAATACCTTTTTACCATCCATATATAGAACTGTACTGGGCATATCATCAAAACCCAAATCTAGATAATATTTGGCATCTTTCTCACAAGAAACAACACCCGAAACATTTATCATATAAGATCTAAGTTTGTTTATCTGGTTCTTACAAAGATTACATCCATTAGAATATACGAAAACACCTGTCAACTCTTTGTCTTCCATTAGTTTTTTGTGTTCTTCAACATCTATATATTTCATAATGTCTTTATTTATTAAACAACTGCCATAAGAGAACATACACAAGCAGCAAAATTCAATTCCTTATCCTTTGCACTAGAATCCCAATGTTGATACTGTGCCAATGTTTGTATTGCTTGAGGTTTCTTACTATTATCCAATTCAGGAACCACAATTTCATACATCATAGAGTAAGTTTCAGACCAATCTATTCCTTGTTCTATAATATATTTTCTAACAGCATTTATTTTCTTTTCTTTCAAGTTCTTTATAAAAGTATCATCAAGAACCTTCAACTTGAATACACCTTCATCCAACTTCCTACCATTTCTAGTATATTGTTGACAAAGTTGAATAGTTTTTCTTATAGATGGAAATTTCTTTTCTACAAGATTATTAACAACATCATTATCAAAATCAATGTTCTTAGACTTCATAATAGACTTGACTCTAGCAGAAATCTTAGGAATCATTTCAGCTTTAATTGAAGGTTCATTATAATTGAAGTCGTATTCCATAACACGATCACGAAGCTGGGGAATAATATCAGCTACATAATTCGCAGTAAAAATAAACCTACAAGTATTTGAAAACGATTCAATGTCAGCTCTCAAACCCTTTTGAAGAGCAGTTCCAGCACCATCAAATTCGTCCATAACTATAATCTTCTGCTTACCTTCAAACGATTTAGTACATGCAAACTTTGTAATAGTAATCCTCAAAGTTTCTATACTAGAGTCTTTTGAAACGTTTATATAAAGCATATCAGCGTCCAAATCATTGCACAAGGCTTTTGCTATAGTCGTCTTTCCAGTGCCACCAGAAGAAGAATAAAACAAAAGATTTGGAATCCTACCTTCCTGTATATAAGAAATAAAGTCCTCCCTGTACTTATCAGGGAGAACCATATCTTTTACGGAAGGTGGTCTAAATGCTTCTACCCAAATATTATTAGAAAGCTGCTTTTTTAGATCCACTGCCATATTATTTTTCCTTTTACTTCTTGTTCTTAATCTTTCGCATTGTACGTTCTTGCTTCCTACGTTCAACACGGTTAAGCCTTGGCATATAAGCATTGTCAGAAATTCGTTCAATCGCAACACAAGTACATGCAATAGGGATTCCTAGCTTAGATCCTTTTACTGGCGTATAACCAACTACACCAGTACCATGACAATGCTTACAATACCTATATGGCTTCCCCTTGACACGAATACCAATCTTAGAAGAAACCATTTTAAGTTTTTCAAAAGGTGGCAATGCATCATAAGTAAGAAATTGTGCAGAAGATTCTTCATTGCTTTCCAGGTTAATACTTTCAGCAATTCCTTCTTCACTAAATTCTACATCTACTTCTGGTTCTACTACTTCTTCAGTCATGTTTTTTACCTTTTAGAAAGACTTTATATTAACTTGCTTAGAAATTTCTTCTGAAAGAATTGCTGACTTCCAACCAGATGGCTTCAAAACCTTTCCATCTTCTCTCATTAGAAATTCACCATTTGGAAGACGCTTGTTCATATTAGCTTCATGTACCAAATCAAATACCTTATCAATGTTCATACCATGTCTACCAGCACGATCCTTGATGTAATATTCAATATCTACAAAAGCATCTACCTGAGCTTCTACAATCGTTTCTACATTCTTATTGTCAATTTCAAGATCCTTTCGATAATTAATATTCTTTATAATATCTTCAAGAATCTTCTTACGTTCATTTTCAGAAGAAGTTACCGTAACAAGAAGTTCTACACATTCATCCAAAACCATCTTAACAATATTTCCAACACTTTCACCATTCATTGGAATAGCTGTAGTTGGAAGAGAGGGAAGAAAAGAACCATCAGGAAGATGGCTCTTAGTCGCGGTTTCGGCAAATTCTCTTACCTTTTCACTATTAGTCACTTGCTTACCTTTCCAATAAGATTAGTACGGATAGGTTCAATATGCTTGTAGGTAAAACATATGTCTGTATCATTTATTTCGCTGCGAGCACTACAAAAGCTATACTCACCATTAAATCTTCCCTGACAAAACATTACCATTCCATCATCCTTACGTTCATCCCACACAAAATAAATCTTTCCAGTTTGAGGCTTATCAGAAGAATAATCGTAATACTTCTTAGGGATTTCATCAAAATTCTTATACTTGTAACCATCACAATCTTCATTACAACTCTTAAATGATTCTTCACCAAATTCAGAATTATGACAAATCAAAATTTCCGCATCCTTACGACATTCATCCCAACACAAATACAACTTCTCCTTCTCAATAATATTCCTACTAGACTTTCCAGTATTGTCCTTAGAAATATTTTCAAATCTATCTTCATGTTCATTCAGGATATCTGCGACATCCTTCAAAATACTATGCAGCTTTTCAAAGTGCTTAAATGTATTATCAACATGACTCTTAATCATATCTTCAATCCTGGTAAGCCTATAATCCACATTGTTATTTCCTTCAGTCTTATTCATATTCTTTTCTCCATTGTTTGTTTTGTTATTAATCTTATCCAAAGGATCATTTTTAAAGTTGTTATTCATAACATACCTATCCAAAAGAATTTTAGAAATAGGCGCACCGTGCAAACGTTCGATTTGAGATAGCAAGTCCTTTACAATAGGATCTTTACTACTAAGCATTTCAGTTACAAAACAAGCTCTATCAAAAATACTACTCATATTATCTCCATTAATCATCAATCTTCATGCAATACAGGTTAAGGTTTATTCCATTATTATTTTGTAGCGTGAATCTGACAAGACCATCATTTGAAATATCCACAACCCAATCACCAAGGGAAAGAGTAGGAACAACAAGAGCAAAAATTTTAATGTCAACTTCAACACCCGAATTATTTTCAACACTATAATATTCTTCATACTTATTATCACCGCGAGTCTTGGAAGTCAAAGTCGCCTTCAAAACATCGTTATCATAAACAAAAGTAAGAAACTCCGAACCGAATAGGCTCTTACAAGAATTAAGATTCTTAATAGATTCATTACTCATGTTAAAAGTTACATCTGGCTCAAAAGAAATTACCTTGCTAAAACCCTTCTTGATAGCATTAGGATCACCAAGAATATATTCAATCGAAGACTTTTCCATATCTAGGAAGAATGAACTATCATTCATAGAAATAGAAGGACTCTTGAAGGTCTTTACAATCTTGGAAAATTCCTGGAAATTATAAAAATTAACTTCATTTCCATCAAAATTAAACATTTCAGAAGGGAAATCTATATGAAAATTATAAGTAGCCGACTTATAATTACAAGATACTTTAGTCCCATCTTCAGACTTTTCTAGCTTAACTCCAGGATTATCACTATTAACTATCTTGCTAATAATATCAACGATTTCTGGGTTATAATTTACAGGTGTCTTCATCTTCTGTTCTCCTTGTTTTAATCAAACTTAAAAATTGATTTATTATTTTCAACTGGTTTTTGTAAATTTTTTACTTAGTAATAGATAGGTCTGAAAATATTTCTGGAAGAACCTTATTAAATTCTTCATAAAGACCTAGAAGTAGCTTTCTAATTTGATATTGTGCCTTTGGGTTGAATGCACGTTCCTTTAAAATATGCCTCCAAACACGAAGATTTGCAGTCATAACAATTTCAGTCTTTCCACAATTAGGAAGAACTTCTCGTGCATCTTCAGGCTTCAAACCAGCATGAATCAAATTAAAGTAATCATTTTCATTTCTCTTACAAGAATCTTCAAAAATTTCATATATATTCTTTATATCAAATTCATCTTGGGTAAGAGTTGAAACATGACGATTTTTTATTTCAAGATAATCAAAATAAGAAACCTTATTACCATTTATTTGAAACAATGGATCTATAAAAGTAATTTCAGAGTTAAATTTACCCTTTGAATAATTAACATATCTCTGACTTTCTTGGGAATATGACGCGAGCCGATGTCTGACAAGCTGGTGAGTCAAGGAACGAGGAGCAATAAACCTCACAGTTATAAAAGCATGTTCAATTACAGATTCATGACCAGACTTTACAATACCCTTTATAAACTTTTCACTAGAACCTTCCGTTATATATTCTTCAGACTTATAACAGGTTCTTCCACATTCTTCAAGAAATGGTAGAATATCCCTATCCAATCCTCGCATTATTTTATAATCAGCTTTGACAATTTTCATATATCTCCTCTAAACTAATTTCTCTTATAATTTTTTCGTTTTTCTTTCTGAAATATTTTCTTAGAACTTCTTCACATTCTTCAACAGTTTCTCCATAAAATGTATATTCAACCATTTCTTGATCTCTGTAAACTATATCAGCTTGTTTTTCAAGAATTTTTCCAAAAAAGTAATATTTCTTTCTTAGATAATGACAACGGATTTTATAACCATATTCATTATGTATAATTACAAACTTGAATGAAGATCTAGGAACTTTTATCATATTTTTCTAATTAAAAATTATTATAGTTTCTCGTTTTCAGCTTGTAGTTCGTATGCCCTATTAAGAAGGTTATCAGACAAATTGAATTCAGGAATTTCACCATCAGCCCAAATAGCATATTCAGGGTAATTTTCTACTAGCTCTCCAACTGGCAGTCCCCTGTGCTTTCCAAACCATACGATAGTTTCCTTATTCATCTTTATATTTTCAAACTTCATATCATTACCTCTCTATGACTCAAAAGTAGAATCATTTATAGTTTAGTCTAGTGGTTTTTGTAAATTATTTTAAGGTTTTTGTATCAATATGAAATCTCTAGGAATTTCACTGTTCTCAAGCAAAAACAAAATATCTGGAAGCATTTCAATATACTTAGAATGCTTTTTATCACCCATCACAATTCTTCCGACCTTGGACTGAATTAATGAGTTTAAACAAGAAATACAACAGCAATGCGTTACGAAAACTATGCTTCCTTCTAAACTCTTTTTGTCTGTACAACTCAATATAGCATTCATTTCTGCATGTATCATAAAAGGATTTTTCTTGAGAACTATGCTACGATTTGGAAGGTCTAGATGTTTATATTGTGCTGCTAAAACGACATATTTATCTGTGGTGGTGAAGTTATAGCAAGAATCGAATGCATGTCTATTCGGGCCATTATAACCAGAAGAAACTATAACAGAATCTTTGTCAGTTATCACACAACCAACTTTCGTATTTTCATCCTTTGATCTAGTGGAAAGTTTATCTGCAATTTCCATGTTGAAGTCATACAATTTAGTATTGACGTTCACTTCATTGTTTGTAAGAAAATTATAATATTTCATTTTTAATAATTTTTATAATATTTTTAATTCTTTTCCATTTTATATTACAATCTTTACAAGATATTTCTAAAACTTGTAAAGAACATTTTAAACATTTATTATCAGAATATTCTATGAACTTTCCGCAACTTGGACAAATATACAAGTCGTTTAAAGTTCTTTTAATGTATTTCATTTAGTGAATAGTTGTTCTTCCGTAACTATATCAAAAATCATTCCATGTTTTTGACCCCACAGTTTAGCGGAATCCCATTTAGATTTATTTTGAATAAATTCTGCCATAGCATAATCATAATTAGCCATAGCTTTCCTTGTTTTATTCTTTGGTAGTTTTGGGGGAGTCAATTTCTTCTTTGGTTTAATTTCAATGATATACTTTCTAACTATACCATCAGAATTTTTCATCTCCATATAAATGTCAACCCAATACTTATGAATTTTTTTGTCATTCATATTTATATATTGACATTGAATTACTTCCGAACCCCAAGATAAAACATTCTTATTATTGTCCAACCAAGTAAACATCCTATTTTCATAAGAAGATCTAGCAAAAGGATATTTCCCAAATGAATCCTTTTTAAGATTCTCTGATGGAATACCTTTGAAAGATTCTACCAGAGTCAAATTAACGCACTTATGAGGATTCTTTGGCTTAAACTGATTCTGATAAAAACCTTGATTTGACATTGTAAACCTCTTCTCTATATTTACCGAGAAGACAAGTTCCACAAATCTTACAAATGCATCTTTAATATTCATTTCAAATCCTTTATTAAAAACAAATACTTCTGAGAATCTTCTATCAAATTTCCAAGTCTTTCCTTTACAAAGAAATCATATATGGAATAACTTTCTATTTTCTCTATATTGTAATTATCATATTTATCTAGAATATCTTTACAAATCCTTTCAGGTATCAAATCCATATCTATCAAAGATTTATTGAGTTGAAATCTTTGCCTTACTTCATTGTTGGATTCTGCTAGATATTCACTCAATCGTTTAGCATTCTTTTCACATTTTACTTGACCTTTACCATTTTCTACATGCGGAATATTATCAGAAGAATCACCAAACAATATTTTGGAAATCAAATAATGTTCTGGATCATATATCTCAACCATTTTCTTTTTTATTGGATCATATTGACTATAATTCTTATACTTCACCAATTGTTTCAAATCGCCATCATTAGAAACACAAATAACTTTTGTATAAGTCTTATTATATTTCTTAGCAATGACCGCTACAATGTCATCTGCTTCAGCCGCTTCAGATTTAATAAAAAGAAAGTTCTTAAAAGTATTTCTCAAAGAATTTTCAAAGTCTCTATAAACACTAAAAAATTTATCATAATCTATAGGTGAAGAATCTCTGTTATCCTTTCTCTTTCCCTTATAGTCTGGATAAATTTCTTTTCTCCATGTATTAGAAGAATCTAAAGCTATTACAACTCTTTCAGGCTTAAATAACTTTATATACGAAAACAATGTAATAAACATATTAGACTTCCACTCATGAAATTCTAGATCAAGAGGGTTATTCCTGAAAGATGAATTGACAGTTCTAAAAACCAAATTCATCATATCTATTACAAGTATATTTTTAATACTTACTTCTTCATCTTCAAAAAATTTATTCATAATCAACCATTGGAACCCTTTTGTAGAAGGGTATTTTATTTTTTTTACTTATACTTTTCATTACTTCCAATTGTTCCTTTGAAAGAACTTTGGAATATTTTTCAAAATCATTTTCTAAATTTATTTTATGTTCCAGTGTATAACATAACGATATAGCATCTATAATATCACATTGAGGAGAAACATATTCATTCAACGATCTTAGTTCTTGATTTTCTTTTAAGAATGAAAACTTTTCAAAAACACAATCAGTAGTCTTTACTTTATCCGCTCGTCCATTATCCGTAGTAAACTTTTTATGTACAGTTGGTGGTATTTCAAATATTTGATAACCCTCATTGAAAAGTGCCATCTTAATCTGTCCACAAAATTCCGCTATATTAAAAACCAAACCAGTAGAATTTAATGAATAATCTTCAACACTAATTATAGAAGCACCTTCACAAAATTCTACTATTCTTTCTATGAACCAATTCGTTCTACCATATTTAGAGTGAAACTGACAATTCTTATAAGATAAAATGTTTTCAGATTCCCACTTCTTTGTATCTGTAAAACCCATTATCTTATAAGTGTCTTTCATATTCCCAAGTTCCCAGGACACACAACCAGAACTATTGATTGAAAGATCTAGTCCAACAATTTTCATATATTTCCAAAGATTAACTTGGAAATATTTAATTATATCATTAACTTATCAAAAATATTATTAGAAAAATATCCGATAAGTTCTTCTATAGTAAACTTATCTTTATTAATCTTTAAAAGTAATTCATTGATATCTTTGACTTTTGGATAAGAATTGTTTTTTAGAAAATCACTCCATAAAAATACTTTCTTACCTTCTTTCAAACATTTCAAAGAATTTTCTCTACCAGCTTCATCATTATCCCATAGATACAATACTTCACATTTTTCTAAGGCTTTTTTAATTTCTTCTGGAATAGAACAACCAGTAACGGCAATAGCATTAGGTAAAAATAAAGAATCTATCGGACCTTCACAAAGTATTATAGGTTTTTTCTTGTCAACATTAAAGATATTGTAAACACCTCTATACTTTGGATAACCTTCAGGATTCAAATATTTTGGTTCGGAGCCATTTAAAGTTCTTGCCTGAAAATAATACATTTCTTTATTCTTATTCAAAAACGGTATTATAACTCTATTAGAATATTTTCCTTTATGACATACTAAAAATTCTTTCCATATATTGTTGGGAATATTTCTATTCTTACAAAATTCCCTTGCTTGTTTTTCCAAGTCTCCATTTTTAAGAATTGAAGTAAAATTAAAACTTTTTACAATCTTTTCTCTTTTAGTTTCTTGTTTAGATTCAAATTCAACTTTCCTATCAAATATTTCCAAACCGAAAATTTCTTTTTTATATTCTGAAAACAAATCAGGATGTTGGTTTTTAAGCCAATAAGAACCACTCCAAGCAGAGGAATTACAAACACAACCACCATTCATACATTTATACATCCAACTCTTTTCATTAGACCTGGAAGAATTCATAAGAATCAAAGCACCACGAGGGTTTCTATTCCCCCATTCTTTGTCATCACCACAAACAGAACAAAAGAATTGGTATTTCCC